TGATGCCATTGGGTATCCGCAAGATCATATGGATTTTGCATACGAGAATGGTTGTGATGCGCTAGCGCTCACAGATCATGGTAATATGAATGGGTTAGCGTATCAGGTATTACATGCCAGAAAGATGCAAGCGGAAGGAAAGAACTTCAAGCCCATCTTTGGTTGTGAGGCGTATTTTATCCCGTCAGTTGATGAATGGCGCGAAGAGTACACCAAGGCGATGGAAGACAAGAAGAGAGCCCGAGGCATTAAAGCAGACAAGGCGTCAGGGGCCACTGTAGAGGACGAGGGCGCGAGCAAAAAGACGCAAGATGTCCTGCGTAGGCGTAGACATTTGGTCCTGTTAGCGATGAACCAGAGGGGCTTAAATAACCTCTTTAAATTGATCTCCGAGAGCTATAAAGCCGAGAATTTTTATCGGTATCCTCGTGTGGATTACGCATTGCTGGAGAAGTACGGAGAAGGTATCATTGCTGCGTCTGCTTGTTTGGGCGGTGTCTACGCAGGTAACTTCTGGGAGAACCGTGAAGAGGGCGATGAAGCCGTTTTGAATGCGATGCGCGAGACAAGTAGACGCATGATCGATATCTTTGGAGATCGTTGGTATGCAGAACTTCAATGGAATAACATCAAAGAACAGCATCAACTGAATCAATATATTATTCAAGTTGCACAAGAATTTGGCATTGGACTGATTTCAACAGCCGATAGCCATTACCCCAACCCTGACGCTTGGAAGGACAGAGAGCTTTATAAGCGTCTTGGTTGGCTTGGCAAGGGAACGCCTAGTTGGGCAGAGAACACAGATTTGCCCGAAGGAGTGGCGGAGATTGGATACGAATTATATCCCAAGAACGGCAATCAAATGTGGGAATCGTATCAGACTTATGCTAAGGGGTATGACTACGACGATAAGTTGGTGTTGGATTCTATTACAGAAACGCATCGGATAGCCCATAAACGCATCGATACATTTCTGCCAGACAATACCGTACGGTTGCCGGATTTTGTTGTTCCGGCTGGTATGACTGCCACGCAGGCTCTCGTCAAGCTTTCTATGGATGGTTTGAAAGAGCTGGGTTTTCTTTACAATAACGAATACCTTAGTCGATTAAAGTATGAACTTAAAGTTATCGATGATCGAGGGTTCTCTAAATATTTCCTTACAATGAAAGCGATCACTGACCGAGCCACCAATACAATGTTAACGAGCCCGGGCCGCGGCTCAGCCGCTGGTTCATTGGTAGCATATGCGCTGGGGATCACACAGATCGATCCCATTAAGTATGACCTACTGTTTTCTCGTTTCCTTCGAGCAGACGCCACAGATTATCCAGACATCGATTACGATGTAGCAGATCCGATGGCACTGAAGGAGGTGTTGATTGAAGAATGGGGAGAAGATACTGTAGCGCCAATTTCTAATTGGAACACATTGCAGTTGAGATCCCTTATTAAAGACATCTCTAAGTTGTATGGCATTCCATTCACAGAAGTAAACAATGTTACTAGTAAGATGATTAGAGAGGCAACCCCCGAGGCGAAGAAGCGCCATGGCATTAAGGCAGGCGTGTATGCACCTACATGGCAAGAGGTGATGGAATTTAGCCCATCTCTGCAAGAGTTTCTGGATGCCTATCCCGATGTCAAAACACATGTACAGGCATTAGTAGGACAAGTAAGGTCCTGCTCCAGACATGCCGGCGGTGTGGTGGTCGCTGAGAATTTAGACCAATACATGCCGCTGATTAATTCAGGTGGCGTGCGACAGACACCTTGGTCAGAAGGTCAGAACGTTCGGCATCTAGAACCAATGGGATTTATTAAGTTTGATATCTTGGGGCTTTCTACGTTGAAGATGATTGAGGAGTGCATTCGGCACATCCTTAAGCGTCACCACAACATTGAAGAACCTACGTTTAAAGATGTAAAAGCGTTTTATAATAATAACATCCATCCAGATGTTATTAACTTGGATGATCAGAAGGTATATGAAGACATCTTCCACGCAGGCAAGTGGGCTGGTATTTTCCAGTTCACAGAGCCAGGTTCGCAGAAGTTTTGCAGGAGAGTAAAGCCGAGAAACATTATTGATATTTCCGCTGTTACCTCCATCTTTCGTCCTGGTCCGTTAGCGGCTGGCGTACATGATGATTTTATGGAAGCGCGCCAGCATCCCCAACGCATCACCTATCTTACAGATGAGGTGCGCGAGATTACACAAGAAACATATGGGTTCCTAATCTTCCAAGAACAGATCGCCAAGATTGCTCATACGTTGGGCAAGGACCTGTCCTTGGATGAGGGAAACAAACTACGTAAACTTTTAACTAAGAAAGGAACAGGAAAGGGAAATGCAGCCAAGAGAAAGATTTATGACAAGTTCATCGCAGGATGTGAAGAGAAAGGAATTGATAAGGATAGCGCGCAAACTTTATGGAATAACTTTGAATACTTTTCAGGTTACGGTTTTAACAAGTCTCATGCTGTTTCCTATAGTATGTTGTCTTATCAGTGCGCTTTCCTATTTACATATTATCCCGTAGAGTGGCTAGCAGCGTTCTTGGATAAAGAGCCAGAGAGCAGAAAAGAAAAGGCCATTAATATTGCAAAGAAATATGGATACGATATTGCTCCCCTCGATATTAATAAATCGGGAGTCATCTGGGAAATCAGCGAAGACAGCAAGACTTTGATTCAGCCACTCACTTCGATTAAGGGACTGGGAGTGGCGGCGATTGAACAGATACTAAATAATCGTCCGTTCAAAGATGCGGAAGACCTATTATTTAAAGAAGAAGTGGTATACAGTAAATTGAACAAGAAATCTCTGGACGCATTGTGTCGCGGAGGAGCGCTCGACAACTTGAGCGATGATAGATTTACAGGTATGAAACATTTTTGGTCTGCATGTATTGTTGACCGCCCTAAGAACACAAAGAAGTTAGCGGACAACATCGAAACATATCGACCCGAAGGAGATTTCTCCGAGGAAGAGGTGATTCAATTTAAAACTGATCTGACAGGGGTTTTTCCCATTAATCTCGTGATTAATAATGAGACGGTCCAGCGGCTCCAAGAAAAGTTTGTTCCACCTATATCGGAATTTGATTCAGCGCTTTCCGTTTGTTGGTTTATTCCGCGAAAGATAATACCTCGAAAGACAAAGAATGGAAAGTTGTATTGGATCGTAGAGGTGATCGATAGCAACAACGAATTGACACGCATCCGGTGTTGGGGCGTTAAGCCAGAGAAAGACAAGATTCTTCTCAATCGTCCTTATATGGGCAGACTCAAATACGATGAAGATTGGGGTTTCTCGACATATGCGATTGGAAGAACGTTTAAATTGTTGGGATGAAAATGATAAAATTTAAACATATTAAGACCAGAGAACAATTTATTGAAAGGGCAAATCTTAAACATAATAATTTGTATGACTATTCTCTGGTAAAATTCGAGGACAGGGGAGGCTTTGTGACCGACGCCAAAACCCATGGCGGTTGTGGTACCCGAAAGTTCTCAGAATATGATCGTCGCGCCTATGTGACAATTATTTGCTCGAAACATGGTCCTTTTACACAACAATGTCGAAAGCATATAGAAGGAAGCGGCTGCCATAAGTGTGCGCATGAAAAAATTGGCGCAGCGTTAGCTGGCCGAGAAAGCACCGTAGTACACGAAAAGAAATATTTTGACGGTACCTTAGAGATACCCACAGCACTAAAAGAAAGAATAAGGGCCGCTTTGAAAAACCGACAACTCCTAAAGGAGCAGTGTATCACAAAGAAATTTATAATTGAAAGCCCAACACATGGAGATATTCAAGTATTAATCGATGAAAAGGATTGGAAAACGCTGTCTCAATATAGATGGAGTGCTACTAACTGCCATAAAGGTCGCGACAATCAACAACAATTTTACATTAATGCGCGTATCCCTCTTCCTAATGCCCCCCGCTATCAGTATACCCACCCGTCTGGATATCAAAGAACTTATATGCGTAAAAAAACTTTGGCTATAGCACGCCTGATTCTTGATGCGCCGGAAGGATACATAGTGGATCATATTAATGGAAACACCCTTGATAATAGAAGGCACAATCTTAGAATATGTACTTATCAACAAAATGGACAAAACAGCAGAAGCAAGATAAAAACCAGCCATGGATACAAAGGAATATCCAGAGGCAAATCGAAAACAAACCCATGGACTGCCTACATTAGAATTAATAACAAAACAGTTAACTGGGGAAGCTATGCCACAAAAGAAGATGCGGCCCGCTCATATGATATGGCAGCATTGATTAACTTTGGAGAATTTGCGTACACAAATTTTCCTATTGAAAATTACCTATAGCAAAAAAAGGATAAAACAAAATGAATGTAATTAAATATTTTAGTCCACTTATAAAGAAGGAAGATTTAATAGATGATCTTCCGGTGGTTATCAGAGTGAAGAAATTTGATGAAGCAGGAGCCAAAGAATTTTCTGCTCAAGTAAGCAAAGCACAGAATACCGGACAACCAATTGTCCCAGTTATAATCGATAGTTATGGAGGCCAAGTTTACAGTTTAATGTCTATGATTTCTGATATTAAACATTCTAAGATTCCAGTTGCAACAATTGCACAGGGTAAAGCAATGTCATGTGGAGCCATTCTGTTTAGTTTTGGAAAGGAAGGAAAACGATATATGGATGCCGACGCCACTGTGATGATCCATGACGTAAGTTCTATGGGTTGGGGAAAAGTAGAAGAGATTAAAGCAGACGCCGAAGAAGTAGATCGTTTAAACAAAAAGGTTTATAGAATGATGGCAACGAATTGTGGTCATCCCGAGGATTATTTTCTTGAAATTGTCCATAACAGAGGACATGCAGATTGGTTTTTAACTGCTGATCAGTGTAAAAAGCACAACTTAGCAAACCATTTACATGTACCTACACTAAAAATAAATGTAGAAGTTAATTTTAAGTTTGAATAGGAGAAAAAAGTATCGAAGACAAGGTAAATAACTGTTGACTTGTTGAATAAATAGTGTTATTATAATGGTGATGGAAAACGAAAGAGATTTTTTTCAAGCCGGTGATCTGGTAGAGATTACGGATGGAACACATACGGATAAGTTGCCTCTTAATCGCACTGGGTTAATTCTTGAAAGAATCGCCAATAGCGTTTATAACATCAAATTTACAAATGGGAATATATTAAAATTCCACAGAATGTTTATCAGACTTATTAATAGGAGTAAAGATGTCAACAAGTCATAGTGAAAAGGAGCGGTATGTACTGGAGTATATTCGTTCACTAAATGCAATTGAAGAATGTATGGAGCCATACAAGGAACAGAAGAGAGAACTTCGAAAGGAGTTTCGCAACAATGGGTGGCTATCCACCGATGAAATTCGCACTGCCGTCAAGGCATATCGCTTTATGAAGAGCGAACTGAATGTTGATGAATTCTACGATACCTACCAACTTCTTTTGAATAAGAAGGGAAAGAGTAATGCTGCTTGAGTATTCGCTCGTGCATCCTACCGCCAATCGTCCTAGCCGTGCTAATCCGTCGGATGCGGGCTTGGACGTACGGTTTTCGCCGCCACCCAGTGAATTACATCGAGCAGCATCCATTGCGCCCGGGCGGAGCAAGATCCTACCTACGGGTCTGCGCTTTGGCGTACCCCATGGTTACATGCTCGAAGTGAAGAATCGTTCTAGCGTTGCAGCGAAGAGAAGTTTATTGGTGGGAGCATGTGTGATTGACTCAGGCTATGATGGAGAAATATTTATTAATCTCCACAATGTGGGAAATGTTACCCAAACTGTTGAAGCGGGTACAAAAATCGCTCAAATTGTGATGGTGCCCGTGGTTCATTTTAGGGCATCCGAACGAAAAGATGGAGAATTATATGAATATCCGATCACTATGAGTGGTCGTGGAATCGGAGCACTAGGAAGCACAGATGGATAGCGATACATTAAGCATTCTTCTTAAAGATTCAGTTGATTGGGATAAATATTTTACCATAGTTGAAGCAATAGGCGCCACTTTAAATGATCGAAAAGGCAGATTTGATAAGTCTGATATTTTTGAAAAATCTCTGGAGGAATGTTCTCAAGGAGATATTACATGGGTAGATGAAATAGGCTGGGATCATGAAATCGAATATTGAAATGAAGACACAGATGAATTGTCTCTTTACAAAGAAAGGTAAGTTAAAAAAAAATACTGGCGATATAAAACTAATGAATAGTTTGGGAGATGCTTCTAAACTAAGCCCTGAAGACGTTCTTAGATTTGATTATCTCATGATAGTGGACACCGGAAACGTTGATTCGTACTCTGCAGCGGTCGTGGAGAAAAAAGATATTCGAAAACAATGGCTTGATTTTAAGAAGGATGGCGTTACACTAAAAATGCCAACTGACGAACTCACCTTTGTTATAAGACCAGATGACATAAACCTCGACACCACGGAGATTCCTAAATCATACAAGCAATTTAAAAACGAGGCCCAAAGGAAATTTCTTGAACAATTTAAAAATTAAAACAGTTGCCTACAAAGGCAGCAAAAGAAAATTGGTTTCAAAAATTGTCGAACTAGCAAAAGAGATTGATTGTCAACAGGTATTTGATGGTTTTTCTGGAACTGGCGTAGTGAGTGCCGCTTTGAGAAACAACGGATTCAAAGTTGTTGGAAATGATTTAAATGATAGTTCATACATATTTGGTACTGTTTTTTTACAGGGCTACGACTTGGATATTGTCTCAGAACACGTAAAAGAAATGAACGGTTTACAGCCGTTAGGAGGGTGGATAACAAAAAACTATTCTGGTACTACAATGAGAAAGGTTCGTGGTACAAATTCCATTTTTGAAAGACCGCTGGGGCTAATACAGGAAAATGCTTCTAAGATTGATGCAGCCAGAGAATACGTTGAAAATCTTACTACAATAAGTGACAGAAACAAAAATGCGCTTATTTTTAGCACTATTATAGCATGCGATAGCGTATTTAATAATTCTAATGATCAAAAAAGCGCTTTAAAAAAGTGGAGCAAAAAATCACTAAAATCAGTGACTTTTGAGTCTCCAACCCTGATCGAGGGCCCAATAGGTACCCAACTTAAAGGTGACATATTTCAACTAGAGACACCCTCTTGCGATTTTGTGTATTTCGATCCTCCCTATACGCATGGCGTTTTATATGCCTCTTGCTATCACTTAAATAATTCATTGGCGATATGGGACAAACCTGCATTGGATTCATCATATGCGATTCCGCGACCACAACGTGCCGCATTTAGAAACAAAACGCCAGGTCCTTTTTATAGTAAGAAAACTATTAAAAAAGATTTTGACAGTTTATTGGAAAAATACAAAAGCCGGCGCATGGTGCTATCATATTCGGATGCTCCTCGTAATTGTATTTCAATTTTAGATTTGATAGAGGTGTGTAAAGGACATGGTAGTGTCAAAGTAACAGATATAGACCATAGAATATGCACCCAATATAAAACTCAGAAGAAACAATCAGAAAAATTAAAAGAATTTTTTATAATCATTGATAACAAAGGATTACAATAATGAACAAAAAAACACAAAAAACGCTATTTAGTTCTAATTCATCGGAATGGTCAACACCACAAGATTTTTTTAACAAACTCGACTGGAGATTCGGCAAATTCACCTTAGATCCGTGTGCGACATGTGAAAATCACAAAACTAAACAATACTATACAACTAAAGACAATGGGTTAACACAAGACTGGAGTGGCGAGACAGTATTTGTGAATCCTCCGTATAGTCATATATCTTTGTGGATAGAAAAAGCCTATAGAGAGAGTCAAAAGCCGGACACAAGAGTGGTAATACTTATACCCGCCAGAACTGACACAAAATATTGGCACAACTATGTGATGAAAGCCAAAGAAATTCATTTTATTAAAGGACGCTTAAAGTTTGGACAATCTAAGAATTCTGCTCCTTTCCCGTCAGCGGTGGTAGTATTCGATTACACCACGTCTTATGTTCAACACCTCTACCCATGTATATACACCATGGAACGATGATGAATAGAAAACAGCGAAGGGCCCTTAAGAAAATGTCTCCGGCCGAAAAAGCGCTATCGGAGAAAGTTGCCCTCTTAGGAACTCTGCCACCTTCCTGTAATGTTTGTCAAAAAGAATTTGACAAGAAGGATAGAAAGATGGTAACATCATGGTCAGTGGTAGTGAGAAAGGGCGCCCAAACAGTAAGATTATTTTGCCCCGAATGTATTGAAAAAACAAAGGAGAAAATTGATGAGCGTTGACAGACTTTCAAAAAAAGCACTACAAAAGATTTTATCTGGACAGATTAAAGAAGACGCGACTTGCATAGTTAAGTTTTATTCAAATAATTGTCCTTTGTGTCACAATTTAAAAGATAAATATGAAGAAATAGCATCTCAATATGAAGATATGCATTTTTTCGCTTTTAACATACAAGATTATCCAAAAGTAGAAAAATTATTAAATTTTAATGGTATTCCCACCATATCGCTAATAAAAACGGGAGGCTTTAAGCCAAAAATTAGGATTTTAAAAGATCCCAAAAAACCATATGAAGATATGTGGTACAATCCAAAAGATATTATAGATTTTATAGAAAAGGAGAAATAAAAATGTCAAAAACTTTATTGAGTGCTGCTATGTTACAACTGCAAGGAAAAGCTACGGAATCTCTGGCAGCAATAGAAATACTCTTAAATAATTCTGTTGCTATTTCAGAGCACACAGACCATACTCAGGAAATCATAAAACATGCAAAACTATTGTCTGAGAACGAAGAGGCCCTCAAAGCACTTCAAAACTATTTTTCGCAGACAGGGACCCCAACACTAGAGAGCGCCGATGAACAGAATAAATGAATGCTTATCCTATGATGATGTATTATTAATGCCGCAATATTCTGACATCCGTTCTCGTGACGATGTCAATATTTGTTCTAAATTGGGAAATATAAAACTTAATTTACCTCTTATTTCGGCACCAATGGATACAATTTCAGAACACAAGATGGCAGTAAGCATGGCCAATCAAGGGGGTGCGTCAATCATCCATAGATACAATAAAATTGAAGATCAAGTACAACATGTAAAGATAGCGCGCAATCTTTCTAACAATCCTGAAACTATCGTCGGCGCCGCAATAGGGATCACTGGTGATTATCTTGAACGCGCCGCTGCACTCCAAGAAGTACTTGTAAGTTTTATTTGTTTGGATGTTGCGCATGGCCACCACATTACAATGAAGGAAGCAATAAGCCAGTTACGTAAGAAATTTGGCCCCTATCTGCATATTATGGCAGGAAACGTCGCGACTCTAGAGGGAATCAACGATCTTGCTGATTGGGGAGCAAATAGCGTACGCTGCAACATTGGCGGTGGTTCTATTTGTTCTACCCGCGTGCAGACAGGACATGGCTTAGCAGGCCTTCAAACAATTATGGATTGCGCCCGAACCGATAGAGATGTACAAGTCATCGCGGACGGCGGCATTAAAAATTCCGGTGATATTGTTAAAGCACTTGCAGCCGGCGCAGACGTTGTCATGTGCGGCTCCCTTTTTGCCGGTACCGATGAAACCCCGGGCCAAATTTTTGAGGATTCTGATGGAACAAATTGGAAGTCATATCGAGGGATGGCTAGTAAAGAGGCTCAAGTCATTTGGAGAGGGAGGTATTCATCTTTTGAGGGGGTGGCTGCTCGTGTTCCTTATCGAGGTTCAGTTGGGCCCATTCTTAAAGATTTAGAGAGAGGTATCCGCTCTGGTTTCTCATACAGTGGCGCTAGGAATTTAGAGGAACTACAATCCAAAGCAATTTTCGTTAAACAAACAACGTCTGGCTTAAGCGAGAGCCATGCCCACATAACTACAAGGAAATGGTAATGTCTAATGAAATTGATTATGGTAACCTAACCAAAAGAATAGTATTTACTGAAAATGATCATCGACACGCTAATCTTATTTTGAAGTTAAAACATGACGGCCTTACACAGTCTGCGTTTTTTCGTCATCTTATCACCGCTTATATAGAAAACGATGAGAGAATTCAAGTACTTGTAGACGAGTTAAGAACGCGCAAAAAGCACAAAGTAAAATCACAAAAGATGAGACGTAAAGGTAAAGAAATACTTAAGGATTTTGCATTATCATCGGGAGAGGTAGAAAACATCTTTGATGTGTTAGAACGAGAGTTTCCAGACCTATGAAAGACGGCCTACTAAAATGTTCTCGCCATTGTATGAACGAAGGCGTTGAATGCGATAATAAAGAATGTCGTTTATGGATTGATTATAAAGAAGAATACAACTGCTCTCTGATTTCAATATATGAGAACGGCTCCATGACTTTGAGACAGGTAGCCGAGCGTTTAGGCATTTCTTTTGCGAGAGTAAAACAATTAGAAACGAGAGCATTGGAAAAGTTAAAAAAGCGTTCTAACATAAGTGATATACTTTTTTAGGTGTTTAACAATAGATCCTACTATTTATCTTTGAGTTGATATATTTTAAGGAGAATTCTAATGGCTCGTAAGAAACTTTTAACAGAATCCGAGGTTCGGCGCTTTATGAAGCTTGCCAACATGGGTTCCGTTGGCAATGAAAGATTGCAAGAAATGGGCTATCCAGGTGCCAGAGATGATGAAGAAGGGCTCCCCGAAGAAGAGGCAGTTGAACCCGGACTCGAACCAGAAGAAGGACCCCCGGAAGAAGAGGTACCTGGACTCGAACCAGAACTCGAACCAGAAGAAGGAGAAGGAGAAATGTCTCCCGAATTGGAGGACATGCTCATAGACGCCATCAAAGCCATCGCTAAAGCATGGGATATGGAAGATATCGTTTCTACCGTACAGGTACCAGACGAGGACGAGGGCGTCCCTGAAGGAGAGCCAGAAGAGCTAGAACTTGGTCTTGGCGAACTCGAACCGGCCGGCCCCCCCGAAGAGCCAGAAGAGCTAGATGTGCCACCAGCCATGCAAGAAGCGCTTATCAATAAGGTCGCACGCAGAGTTGCTAAAAGATTAATGAAAGAGAACAAGAACGAAAAATTGGCCAACGATCTCACCGAAAGAATTTTTAATAGAATTACATCAAATTAAACTTGACTAAATTATTTTATTGTGTTATATTAACCACTGGATAACCTCTAGTGGTTATTTTTTTGGGCTATAATGGATTGGTTGTTATACATTCTAGTATTTATATTTGGATACATAACGTGTAAGACATTTTATTTTTTTAGTGCAACAAGAACAAGTATTAATCTAATAAGAATGACTCAACTGATATCATTATTAATTTTCTCTAGATCTCTTGAACATTTTACTTACGCGAAGACGATAAGACTGCAAACAATGAGGGAGAATGAAGAAAGCGAACATAATATCAACGCCTTTAATAGAACGTTTGATCATGAGATAGAAGCCTTCAAAATTAAAGGAATTAAAACGATCATTAAATATCATTCTTCTCACTTTAAAGAATTGTTAGAGTTTGATGACTGGAAAACGGCCATGAAATATCTCGATGAAAACAAAGAGATTGTATTTAGGTTTTTACTTGAGGATCATAATGAAAATTAGCAAGTCAAAAACTCTATCCTCGGAAGAAGAAAAAACAGAAGAAGAAGAAAGCCAAGTGATGCTTATAGTTCCTGGTAAGCCCGAACCAGACTTGAGAATTATTGGACTATTTACCGACATCACAGAAGATAAGTTGGCTGACCTTGTGCAGGGGTTTTATTATTTAAATGAGGTTAATGTTTTAGAAGAAGATGAAGAAGAGAAGAAACCTATTGAATTTATTATTTCAACTTATGGAGGGTCAGCAGATGCAATGATGACGCTCTACGATATTATGCGTTTGGTTATGAACGACACCGAGATACATACATTTGGAGTAGGTAAAGTGATGTCAGCAGGGGTTTTGTTGCTTGCCGCTGGAACAAAAGGCAAGCGCAAAATTTCCAAAAACTGTCGAGTAATGATTCACTCCGTCATCGGAGCGAACCATGGTGAGTTACATAATTTGGTAAATGAGATGGAGGAGATACAAAAACTGCAAGAAACTTACAGCACTTGCCTAATTAAAGAAACAAAGATAACGAAGAGGCAGTTAAAGAAAATGTTAGAACGTAAAGTGAATGTATACTTAACTGCCGAACGAGCCGTAGAACTAGGAATTGCGGATATTATCGTATGAGGAAAACAAATGTCTGAACTATCTGAGATTTTGAGAAAAGAATATAAAAAGAAGGAAGAGAAGAAGCCCATTGACTTTTCCATGTTAATGGAAATGATAGAACAATTGTATGATGCGGTCGAGCCCGAGGTGATGGACAACTCCCCTCTTCCTGCGACCGGTTATATCTTAACTAAAGAAAATGATGAATACGACTCTACCACCGAAGAAGGGCCAGCCGCCAATGTAACATCTATTCGAAGACCTGTCGTTAAAATTACGGAACTCTGGGGACAGCCAGGAAAAAATGATCGCATGATTATGGAATCGATGATGAAACAGATTGTGGGCCCCACAGTAAAAGAGAAGATTAAGAGTGTTAATGAGTTCTTGGATGCATCCCCAGAGCCAGGACAAGGAGACATTTCGGAGGTTATGTCTTATCTTATTTTCTTGGATACTTTCGCGAGCATTATTAGCGACTATGGTGCATCAGTAAGTGGATTTCTTTTTGAAGCATTTCTGGCTGCATTGTTTGGAAACACATCCATTCAGGTTGATGACCCAGAACAAGTAGGTGCTGTGGGCTCTCTACCTATTGAAGACAATCAACTATGGATGCAATTACGGCAATGTAGAGAGGCCTGGGAGGCCGGAGATGAATGCGAGGAGTGGGGACTGGTTCCCTATAGTCTTAAAGTTCTCCGACAAGACGGCGTGGTACACGGATCTTACAAAAACCTGGTTGATTTCTTTTTATCCGACGATCCCAAGCGTAAATCGGATTCTATAACCTATTTGATTGTAATTAAAGATGCTGCAACAAAGGGGGAAGGCAAAGGCAATTGGACGGGTCTATTAAAATTTTACGAATTTGTAATCACACGTGAGACCTTTTTAAACATCATTGGGCGCCCGGAGCCGGTCGCCATATTTGATTATGTGCCATACACGGTGCCCGGTAACAAGGGCCAGTCGGTTGGAGTAGCAATTATGGCGGACGGCTCTAGAAGAAAATTGGCGCAAATAAGAGGAATGGACTTTTATCGCACTGAGGAAGGCCAAGCTTGGCCCGAAGATGAACGGATACCAAAAGGGACTAATGTTCAGCGGCTGCAGCAAGTAGGCACAAAAGATGTTGCCTCGGCTAAACTTTTCACACCAGAAGAATATGCCAAGGTCAAAGGAGAGTTTACAGACGTTGAAGTCAGTAGACAGGTATTTGCAGCTTTGAGAGACACCAAAGGATATGGGAGCAAAGCGAAAGGAGGGGCCCAGTGGTCGGTTCCTAGAACGAGTTATGAAGAGGGATTCATAGGAAGTATCAATTTAGAGCCAAATTTGTTGAAAGAAAAAGCAGAAGAATACACACAAAGTTTAAATGCCAGCATTGTATCTATCTTTAATGCGCTAGGGGCTTTATCGGATAATATTAATAGATATTTCATCAGCGGTAAGAAAACGGCTGGGACCGACGCTATTGGCAATGCCCGAGTCTTAAAGGATGAAGTTAATAATGTTATCCCCGAAGAAGGGATTGAACAACGCGAAGTTTCCGAAAGCAAAGAAAAAAAAGACTTGACAAATGATGAAGAAGTGATTATAATTGATGTATAGAGAGGTGATAATTGAGCAGTAGAGCTTACGAAAACAAATCGATTCTTCAACAGAAAATTATGAAAGGGGCAAACTTACTTACTGATAATGTTGCTTCTACATTAGGCCCACGAGGCCGAAACGTTCTTTTACAAGAGAAGGGCAAAACACCCTTCATCACAAAGGACGGGGTCACAGTAGCGCGCTTTGTTGCGTTGGAGGATCCATTTGAAAATGCGGGAGCACAAATTATTAAGCAGGCAGCAATTGAAACCAACAATACAGCGGGCGATGGAACGACCACATCTATTGTATTAGCGAGAGCAATACTAAAAGAGGCACAAAGATATATCGCCACCGGTGTTTCCCCTATAGAATTACAGAGAGGAATCGAACTTGGAGTTAAAGAAATTACAAACACACTTAAAGAAATGGCTGGTCCAGTTACAAGCACGGAAGATATTGAACATGTTGCTTCCATATCAGCAAACAATGATGAATCAATCGGAAAACTTATCGCTTTGGCTTTTGATAGGGTTGGTCAAGATGGATCAATTACTATTGAAGAATCTCGTTCATTAGAAACGAGCCTCGATGTCACGGAAGGCTTTAAATTTGATGCCGGGTATTGTGCCGGCGCCTTTATTAATGATGAAAGACGCGGCATTATGCACCATGAGGATCCTCTGTTACTAGTTACCGATTACAAAATAAGCGCGGTAGAACAAATTTTGCCTCTTCTAGAAATGGTGGCGAGAGAAAATCGTCCGCTTGTAATTGTAGCGGAAGAAATAGAAGGCCAAGCATTAGCAGCAATCATTATGAATGCCATTCGTGGTACGTTAAAGATTGCCGCCATCAAGGCTCCCCGTTATGGAGAGGACCGACGAAATATTCTCGATGATCTCGCGATGTCTACAGGTGCCACATTTATTACCCGCGAGAGCGGCACGAAATTACAAGAAGTTAAAATGACCGATCTTGGGGCCGCGAAGTTCATCGAGAGCACAAAATATTCCACCACCATTGTAGGAGGTATTTGCGATTTTGAAAGAGTAGACGAGCGTATAAACGTACTAAAAGCATTAATCGAACAAACTGAATCAATGCAGGAATGTGAGCGCATTCAAGAAAGAATTGTAAGACTTGCATCTGGAGTTGCAGTTATTCGCGTTGGTGGAGCAACCGAAGTGGAGATGATCGAAAAGAAGCATCGTATTGAAGATGCGTTGGAAGCAGTTCGCGCTGCACAAGAAGAGGGAATAGTTATGGGAGGCGGGTGTGCCTTATTTCGTGCATCAAGTTGCATGATAGTAAAGACAGACAGCCCCCAGCAAGCATTAGGAGCACAGATTGTTCAAGATGTTTGCAAAGAGCCAATTCGCCAGATGGCTATAAATTCAGGCGAATCACCAGATTTGGTAGTAGAAAAGATAAGATCAAATCCGGATGACCGCATTGGATGGGACTTTAAAAAGGACCATCTAGTGAATATGTATAAATGCGGCATCATTGATCCGGTGAAAGTAGTTCGCTGCGCGTTACAAAATGCGGCAAGCTGTGCTGGAACCTTAATTACTACTAATTACGGTATTATACAAATGGACTAATAAAAATGAAAAAAGGAGATTTATGTTATATTCCGCAGGATGTAACACTTATGGATGAATTTTATAATACTCCGTCCGGATATTTTAAAACTCTAAAACCGCAAACCGCAATCGTATTGGAAGAATCGCAGAAAGACACTTGGCTTAAAGTTTTTTTTCAAGGAGGAGAATGGTTTGTGTTAAAAGATGAAGTATATCCAATTAAGGAGGAAGGATGTCAGTTGTAAAATTCGTGGAAATATCGCGAGAATTAAACATTGCGGAGGCGAAAGACTATAAACTTAGAGAAGTTTATATTAACCCTGAACACGTCGTAATGTTGAGAGAAGATGTACACGCATCTCGACTACTTCAAGAAAGGAGCTTACCTGTCGATTTAGATGAACGCCAGCGTTTTACTCGTTTAACCATGCAGCGGGGAAGTTCGGGAACTGAAGTGGTAGTAGTAGGCACCCCCGATGTAGTACGCGAGAAACTTTTTAAAACACAACTCCTGAGAGGTTAATATAATATGGGAAAGAGAGTTAAAATTCAGTACTCTATTGATTTGGAGGAACTGCCAGATGAAGTAGGCAATTTGCTAAGTAGGACGGAACAAAAATTAGCGACATGTCATAAAGATGTACAATCAATGATAAAAAGTTATAATCATGATTTTTTAATGACAACCGCAGCGACAAAAGAAATTTCTGAATTACGTGAAAATTTAATGGACGTTGATTTAACTTTAGGGGACATAACTAATATAATTTTCAGTTATGTTGACTATGAATTAAGAAATCAGGAAGAAGAACCCGAGCCAGAGCCAATAAGCGATGAGAATATAGAAAAACAAATTCAGAACTTAAAAGAAGCGCTCCCGCCGGGATAAATATATGAAATCCCCTATTCAGGAGAGTATAAATAATTTTTGCTCTTTAAAGACATTAAAGAAGATAATTCCGAAAGGAAGCGTTGTCAGTTCTTTTTTATTTTTTGATGGAAAACAGGAGTTATCGCTCTCTGAAGATAAAAGAATTGTTATTGCACATACCAATAAATACACAATTTATGAATTTTGGTATTGTGCTATGCGTGATCCCACGCGCATAGCATTGATGGCAGAAGAACTTTTCAAAGATCTCCGTGACGAAAATCTTTTTGCCCTTCTTCAAGAAAATTGGCACACATATAAAGATCCTTATATACGTTCGGCCCTGTTCTTTCTTCTTAATAGGTGTTCTGAGAACGGATTAATCTCAGCAGGAAAATTAGATGATAAAAGATATAACCCGATATCGTTATCTTACTTAAAAAAATTTAAAATGGATAATTTTCATATTAAATGGGATCAGCAAGATGATTTCGTTAAAACTTTTGGCGATATTAAAAATACGGATTATTTGTTGTTTCCAATTGGTAAATTTAACTACAATTTATTTGAATATGGCAAAAACAAAGGATACGAAATGACGACAATACATCACAAAAGGTTTTACGAAGCGCTTCAAGATGTGAAAGACAAGTGGATTGTTCTTTATAAAAATCATCCTCACGTCCATATTCTTTATAAAGAACACAATATCATTATGCTTGATAAATATGGCCGAGAAATAAAAGACAAAGAAAAATGTGAGGAGATGGTTATTGCCAACTTCTAAAATATTATTTGCTTGTTTGTTGTTTACGATTGGACAACTATTCGGATGGTTTCATCTAAATTCTCAATTTGTATGGGAATGGTGGAAGGACAAACCATTCCTTCCCATTTTCACATTTATAGTCCCAGCCTCATTGTGCTTTTGGTACGGGATGCAGTTAGCCTATCAAGAGATGGGAGAAATTTGGGGCCCCCGGTTTTTAATCTTTGCTCTCTCCTATTTAACCTTCCCGCTGTTAACGTG